AAATGTTTCTAAAGGAATTGTTTTAATTATGGTTGGAGCAGAACCTATTTCTTCTTGAACTTCGCGTTGTAGACCCTGCCATGGATTTTCGTTTTGGAGATTTGTACCACCGACTAATCCCCAAGTACCAGTGTGTTTACCGTGAGCTTTCTGTAACAGTAGGAATCTTCGTGTAGACTTGGCGTAGAACAATGCTCCGCTACATACAATCCTATCTGTTAAAGCTCTAGTCTCCATTCACCTACCCTATATTCGCCTTCAAAGCTCTTAGCCCACTGTACGCCATTCCAGACATACTGTACTCTAAAGTTTGCTTGGCTCTTGTATATATTAGTCTGCCATACCATGGTGCTGGTTTCTTGAACAGAATCAAAGACTACATTCCATTCAGTGCCAGTCCACTCAATAATATCGTTAGCATTAGCAACTAATGTGCCCCAAGCTGCCGCTGGTGCGCTGTTATTTGCGCTACCGATGTCTTCAACAATGAGTAATCTAGTACCAGCTTCTGGATTTTCTGGGTTATATGTAAGTGGATTAACAATAGCGTCAAACGTTCCTGGACTGCCACTACGATGTTGTATACCATCTCCATAGTCTGGATGATTATCTAATCGTCCTTGACTGTCGATTAGTGTATCGCTTGGAATGGTATCACTGTCCCAGGACACAGTAAGTAGTGTTGGATCTAACGGACTAATGGCAACAGTTCCTACTACTTCAACACCGTTGGGTTGTATTAGATATAATGCGCTTGAACCAGCAACATACTTGCCAGGATACACATCAAATACATCTTGCCACTGAATTGGAGTACCTTGACGTACAGGAATGTCTAAGGTAGGTTCTCTTGGAACACTACTTTCAGTTTTTGCTAACAGAATAGCTTGCCCATTATACACTTGTATGTTGTAATCTGTAATAGTAACTACATCTTGTGCTAACAATGACGATAATGTTACATCTGGATTAGTCAATGGTTGGCCTAATCCGTCAATGTAAGTAGAATCTGTACTAGATCCTTGATACAAGCTGGTAATAATTTTTGTAATAACACCAAGATGTTTGACTTTAACAGGCGGACTGATCCAAATAGGAGTTTCTAACGTTAATGAAGCAATATCAATAGCATCAGTTGTTCCTACAGGAACTTGTCTGCTTGACCAATTGACTCCTGTTAAGTTAAGAACGCTTAAACTAGTCCAGTCGATATAATTGTCTGTTGTTTGTAGTTCTAAACTTGGATTAAACAACACTAAAATTTGCTCAAGTAGTTGTAATTTTTGGTCAGTATTTGCTGTCCATATGTCTACTTTAATTGTAAGTTTGAACGGAGTAGGCATCATACGCTCAACAGTATAATTCTTGCCTTGTCCAGTAGTGTAAACGTCGCCGTTGATATCACGTTCACGAACATGTACCTTACCTACGTAAGTTGAATCACTTAATCTAGTAGTGTCCATTGCTAGCCCAGAGATATAAACAGCAATCTTGGGCACTGAGTTAATTTTATTTTCTGAGTTTTGACGTACAACAGTTGCGGTTTGTTTATCAGCATCGCCGTACATAACAGGCACACGCACCAGTGATCCATCACCGTATTTGACAACAAAATTACTAAACACACGAATAGTTTGTGTGAGATATCTTCTTATTTGTCCATCGTAAAAATGTTGCATTATAAATCTGCCTTTGGTCTAAGAGCTTTTGATAAACTTTGTCTTTGCGCTTCACGATTGTTACATAGACTTAATTTCCATGTACCCGCATACGGAATTGCTTGTTGTTCAGTGTCAATTACTGGTAGACTAATTCTAATTCTTCCAGCTGGATTGACATTAATAATACCTGCGTGGTCTGCTATTGTAAAGGCAATTTCTGTAGTTTCTAATTTTAGCACTAGATATACTGCTGTCTGTGGATAATCGATATTAGTTTCAATAGTTGTGTCACCAACGGCAAGATTAATCCAATCTTGTGCCACTGCTTCGTTATAAATGTAATTTGAATTGTTAATAAATCCAGTTTTCTGAGTAGCACGGGTATCGGTATTGGTCATTGTCATACGTACATTGTCTTCTACTTTGACCCATCGTGTACTATCAAATCGATATAATCTATTAGGCAAGTAATCTGTACGCAAGAAGAAATCATCAGGCCCTGGATTTTCTGGAAATTGAATTCCATGTCCAAAATCATAGCCGTTGCTAGGAAATCCGTCAGCTACTAGATACCCTGTATAACCTGTACGTTGCGGACGAGCATTGCTTTCAAGAGCAGTAACGCTGGTAATGCTAGCATCTAACGAGGAAGTATCTGAAGTATTAAGTACAGGTTTGCCAGTAGCTGGATCAACTGCTAGAGTATAAAACTGTCTAGTTTCGTAGCCGCTTTGGCCAGCATCTGCTTCTGCTTGCTGTAAAATAGCATCGTTAATTTCCAGCTCTTTACTGTGAGTACTGAGTAATTCACGCAATGTTTGATTAGAATTATCACCGTTAGCATCTTTCGCTGGCTTGTCTAATATATCAGCAAACTGCTGGCTATCAGTAATCTTGTTAAGTTTCAATCTATACAAATGAGGGAACCAAGTAACGCTAAATCCTTCGCTAGCACGGCCCACATCTTCAATAACATAATAACGTGGCAAGCTGATATCGTAATCGTTAAGAGCAAAATCATCACGCAAATGCGGCAATTCTATAACATCGCCACTGATAGGTTTGCGCCCAATGTGTTTGATAAAGTCATTGATGTGTACAGTCATGTACAATGTGCCTTGGTCAATGAACAAGCCAAATTGACTCAGGTTAAAATCTATGTTTTGTACGTTATATAATCCACGAATACGGTAAATTTCTTCAGCGTATTTTCTATCGCGGTTTTCTAAGAACAGCAAATCTTGAATGTTAGTTTCTTTAACAGCATTGTAGATAGGCTGGTCTGCAGTACCTTCTGTAGCCAGTTTAGGGCCAAGGTATTTGTGTATATAAACGTCAGTTCCACCCGCTTGAAACATCTCTGAAACTTGGCGGTCAATGAACTTGTAATCGTTGCTTTTTTCTGGTCGGTATAATGATATTCGAGGCATAATGATATTTATCGTAAGATAAATATGAGTGGAGAACTTATTATGTCAGATACTTACCCAACCGATCCTGGACTGTCAGATAGCACAATTGAACGCAATAAAGTGTTCGATTATGTGCGTACAATGCTGGCGGACGGCATGGTCGAGGTTGAATTAGATCCAAAGCACTATGAAACTGCTTTAGATCGTGCTATCGCACGTTTTAGACAACGTAGTTCAGCGAGTGTAGAAGAAAGTTACATGTTTTTAGAATTAATTAAAGATCAAAACGAGTACCGCTTGCCCAATGAAGTAATAGAAGTGCAGAGTATCTTTAGAAGAGCAATAGGAAGTAGAAGTGGGTTAGGGGCAGGCGGTACCCTTTTTGAACCATTCAACTTGGCTTATACCAATAGCTATTTGTTAAGTGGTAGTATGATGGGCGGACTAGCAACATACGAATTGTTTAGCGGATACCAGAAATTAGTAGGACGCATGTTTGGTGCTTATATTGAATTTAAATGGCGTCAAAGTAATCATACACTGACAATCTTACAACGTCCATTTGCCGAAGGCGAACAAGTGCTGATTCGCACACACAATTATCGTCCTGATTTTGTATTGTTACAAGACATTTATTCTGGACAGTGGTTGAAAGATTATACCTTAGCAGTAGCTAAGATGATGCTAGGTGAAGCACGTAGCAAATTTGGATCAATTGCTGGGCCTGGCAGTCCTATTACGCTTAACGGCACAGCATTATTAGCTGCCGGCAAAGAAGAACTGGCGGCAATGGACAAAGAATTAGTTGAATACGTGTCAGGCGGAACTCCAATGACATTTGTCATAGGATAAAACCATGCCAATTAAAATAACGCAACTTACAACGTTAGGAACAGTTGACGGAACAGTCATTGTTCCAGTAGTAGACGTTGGCGGTGTAACTCCTATTAGTAAGAAAAGTTCAGTTGCTGATTTATCAACATTCATTCTAGCAGGCAATGCAGCAACAGCAACAAAATTAGCAACAGCAAGAAATATCAACGGCATTGCTTTTGATGGCACACAAGATATTACAATCACTTCTAGTTTGGCCGCGGCAACTACTAGTACCATTGGTGGTGTAATTGTTGGCAACAATTTAACTGTGGCAGTTAACGGAACTATTGCTGTTGATACAACTACGATCGCAACAAAAACTTATGTAGACAACACAAGTACTGACAATGCTATATCATTCTCAGTAGCATTAGGATAAAATATGGCAAATCAATTTGTAAAAACACTAACAGTAGATGTAGGCACAACACCAGAAACTGTGTACACTACTGGAGCAACTACTCGTTCAACTGTTATTGGTATTAACGTAGCTAATATTACCGACGGCCCAATAACAGTTGATATAGAATTTTATGACGACACAACTGAAAATACAGGTTACATTGTTAAAAACGTAGTTATTGCTCGAGGCACATCACTTGCAGCAATGGGTGGCGATCAAAAATTAGTATTAGAACCAAATGACCAAATTAAAGTAACAT